GGTTTTGATACGGCAAGTGTAGGTGATGATATACTAGACTTTACAGAACGCAACCCATTTGGTGAGGTAGACTTCTAATGTTCGGAGATTATTTTTACAATCAGACAATGAGAAGAATGACTATTGCGTTTGGTCAAATCTTTAATAATATACAAATTAAAAGAAGGGATTCAAATGGTAATGTAGTGCAATCTATTCGTGTGCCGTTGGCATATGCACCTAAAGAAAAGTTTCTAACAAGACTAGAACAACAACCCAATTTATCTGATAGACAATTTGCAGTTACTTTGCCTAAGTTATCTTTTGAGATAACAGGTCTATCATATGACGCTGAAAGAAAACTTACAAGAGTACAAAAATATAAAACTGTTAAATCTGAAGTAGATGGTAAAGTGATGAATTTTAATTATACACCTGTTCCGTATAATTTAAATTTTTCTTTATATTCATTTACAGCAAGTGCTGAGGCTGGTCTTCAAATAGTAGAACAAATAATACCGTTCTTTCAACCAGACTATACAGTAACAGTAAATGCAGTACCAGAATTAAATATTAAAAGAGATGTACCTATTGTTTTAAATAGTATTACTTATGCAGATACTTATGATGGTAGTTACACAACAAGAAGAGCTGTAATTTACACATTGAATTTTACTGCTAAGACTTATCTATTTGGTCCTGATAATACAAGTAAAACTATTAAAGAAGTTAAGATTGATTTATATGATGATACAGACACAACAAATAAGGCAAGAGTAGAAAGAGTTACTACAACTCCTAATCCTACAAATGCAGACGCTGATGATGATTTTGGATTTACAACTACCATAGATTTTTTTGAAGATTCTAAAAAATACAATCCCGAAACTGATACTGATGAATAACTGATTACTAAATCGTTATAAATATTGATTATGAGTACAGATGATATAATAAACAAATACCTAGGAGTAGAAACTGAAGATTCTAAACCAGAATCTAAGCCACCTGCTGTCATAAGAAAAGAAGACAAAGAAACAGATATAGATAACGACCATGATTATTCTAGAGAAGCATATTACGATTTAATACAAAAAGGTCAAGAGGCAATAGACGGAATATTATCTGTTGCAAAAGAAGGAGAACATCCAAGAGCATATGAAGTAGCAGGTCAGTTAATAAAAAGTGTAGGTGATACTGTTGATAAATTACAAGATTTAAATAAAAAATTAAAAGATTTAAAAGAATTACCTAAAACTGCCGACACTAAAATTCAAAATGCTTTATTTGTAGGTTCAACTGCTGAATTACAAAAGATGTTAAAAAAAGATGAAAATACTAAAAGCAAAGTTATCAACACTAAACACAGAGATATTTCAGATAAGTGATTTAGCATTTGTTAAACACGGATTTGTATTAGAAGATATACTCAATGGCGCCGATATGTTAAACCCAATAGAAGTACATAAATGCACAAACGAAAGCACATATGGTGCATTAGGTAAAGAGTATAAAAAGAATTTATTAAAAGTAATAAAGGGTAGTCAAAGAGTAACTACTGCTATAAAATTAGGTTATACACACATAGAGGGATATTATGTCTGACGCTTATTTAGGAAATCCTAATTTAAAGAAAGTAAATACTCCTGTTGAATTTACAAAAGACCAGGTTGTAGAGTTTCGTAAATGTGAAAACGACCCACTATACTTTATCAAAACATATGTACAAATTGTATCATTAGATGAAGGACTTGTGCCATTTAATATGTATGGTTTTCAAGAAGAAATGGTCTCTACAATGCATGAAGAAAGATTTACTATATGTAAATTACCTAGACAATCAGGTAAATCAACTACCATTGTCTCTTATTTACTTCATTACGCTCTTTTTAACCCTAACTGTAACATTGCTATACTAGCAAACAAATCATCTACGGCAAGAGACATATTAGGTCGTTTACAACTTGCATACGAAAATTTGCCTAAGTGGTTACAACAAGGTGTAATTAACTGGAACAAAGGGTCAATAGAATTAGAAAACAAATCTAGTATTGTGGCTGCCTCAACATCTTCAAGTGCAATTCGTGGTGGTTCATACAACATTATATTCTTAGATGAGTTTGCGTTTGTACCGGCAAATATTGCCGAACAGTTTTTCTCATCTGTATATCCTACAATATCTTCTGGACAAAAAACTAAGATGATAATTGTATCTACACCTCATGGTATGAATATGTTCTATAAACTATGGGTAGACGCTCAAAATAAAAATAATAATTATATACCTTTAGAAGTGCATTGGTCAGAAGTACCTGGTAGAGATGAAAAGTGGAAACAAGAAACAATACGAAATACATCACCAGAACAATTTCAACAAGAGTTTGAATGTGATTTTTTAGGTTCTGTTGATACTTTAATATCACCAACTAAAATTAAAGCAATGCCACATATGTTACCGATAGAATCAAAAGGTGGATTAGATATGTATGAGAAACCTGATAAGAGTAAAACATATGTATGTACTGTTGATGTTGCTCGAGGTACAACTAAAGATTATTCGGCATTTATTATATTTGATTGTTCAACAGTACCTTATCGTGTCGTTGCAAAATATAAAAACAATGAAGTTAAACCATTTGTTTTTCCGAACATCATACAACAAGTATGTAATGGATATAACAAGGCACATATATTAGTAGAAGTAAACGATTTAGGGCAACAGATATCAGATACATTACAATATGAATGTGAATACGAAAATCTATTAATGACAACTCAAAGAGGTCGTGCAGGTCAAGTATTAGGTTCTGGTTTTTCTGGTAGAGGGTCATCTCTCGGTGTTAGAATGACAAAATCTATTAAAAAACTAGGATGTTCTAATATTAAGACATTGATAGAATCAGATAAGGTTGTAATAAACGATTTTAATATCATAGAAGAAATGTCCACATTCTCAAAAAGAGGTACATCGTGGCAGGCAGAAGACGGAAGTAATGATGATTTAATGATGTGTTTAGTCATATTTGGTTGGTTGTCTAATCAAGAATATTTTAAAGAATTAACTGATTCAAATATCAGAAATCAACTGTATCATGAACAACAAAATCTCATAGAACAAGACATGGCACCCTTTGGTTTTGTAGATGATGGTATTGAAAGACCTGGTGAAGAAACTGAAGTAGACATGTATGGTACTGTCTGGCACCCTGTAACTCGTAAAGGTGAATAACTAGACTTTACTAGTATTATAAATAGAAGCAGTGAAATTTTTTATTTATGGAGTATGAATAATACAAATATGGTCACTAATTTAATATTAAATTACGGAGAATAACCTTATGGCATTTCAAGTATCACCTGGTGTTCTCGTACAAGAGAGAGATTTAACTAGGATTATACCTGCTGTTTCTACCTCTATTGGCGCTATTGCTGGAGAATTCCGCAAAGGACCACTAGATGAAATAACAAGTATAACTAGTGAAAATGATTTAGTAGAAACTTTCGGCGAACCAGATTCTTCAAACTTTGAAGATTTTTTTACAGCTGCTAACTTTTTACAATACTCTAACTCACTAAGAGTAGTACGAGCTCAACAAACTAATCTTGTAAACGCTTCTACATCAGGAAGTGGTATACAAATTAGAAATACTACCCATTATCAGGATAACTTTGCTGATGGTTCTGGCGTTGTCGGAACTTTTGCAGCTAGGACTGCTGGTGCTCATGGGAATAACTTACAGGTGTCCACATGTCCAAGTGCAACTGCATATGAAGAAGAAGGCGTAACCACAGTTAATGACAGCTCAACTTCTGTCGGAGATACTACTGTTGTAACAACAGATGGTTCTCAATTCGTGGTTGGAGATATTGTATCTTTTTCAACAACAGCTGCAACTAATGACTATGATGATGGACATCAATATAGAGTAACCGCTATTAACACACATACTTTGACAATTGTTCAAAAAGAAAGTGGAAGTGGTGGTCTATTAACAACTTTAACCGATGGTGGAAATATTAGAAGAAGATGGAGATTCTACGATTCAGTAGGCGCTGCTCCTGGAACTTCTGAATTTGTTTCTACTCGTTCAGGTTCAAATGATGAAATACATGTTGTCGTTGTAGATGAAGATGGCGGAATTACAGGAGTACCTGGTTCAGTATTAGAAACTTTTGAAAAGTTATCTAAGGCTGCTGACGCTAAAACACCTCAAGGCGACACAAACTACTATCCAGATGTAATATATACAAAATCAAAACATATATATTGGATGGACCACAATACAGCAGGTACTAATTGGGGCTCAAACGCAGCTGGTACAACATTTACTGCTGTAGCAGTACCAACATTAGAATCACTATCTGGTGGTGCTGATGGT